TATGATGGCTCGGATCAGTACACGCATGACCAAAGTTTATGTAGTCTTCTATCCACTGGTGGGTATCATTACCTATCTCTAAAGCCTCATCAATCACACGATGATACTCTTCTCCTCCTACATTTAAAGCCCAGTCAGTCAGGTTCTTAGGAAAGCAAGCATCAATAATCCTAGTAACTGAAGGAACTTTAACATCATCTACCTTATATGAGTGAGCCTTATCATCATAGTCAAGGCTGTACTCCTTGCCATTCTTGTACGTTATAAACATATATAGCCCTCAGAGCGTGTGTAAGGGCGGTGACGAGGCGTTAAGCCTCGACCCTACCCAACCATACCAGTCTACCAAGGTATGTCATCTACATTACTTTTATGAACTTGAGATGCTTTAGTATGTGCGGCCTCACTTCTCATCTGAGCATCAGGCATAACCTTAAACTTCATTTTACGATACAACTTACCACCTTTGGAAACATTGTCATACATATTTATATAGTACATCTTGCCTTCAATCATGCCTTTACCAGACCACGGAGCCATCCAGTCTTCGGTTAACTTCTCTTTCTCTACCTCAAAACAAACACCATCCATATCTTTTTGTTCGTAATCGCTCATTATTTTCTCCTGTTAGCACTTACGGTTCGCCAAATGTCTACTTCTCTCTGCCAAGATTCTCTCTTTGCGTTTAGAATCTCGTATTCTACCATAGAATCACTAAGTTTATTTACAAAATCTTTATAATCTTGTGACGCATATGCCATTGCATCTCTCTCTGCTACTGTACCAGATGTATTTAAGAAAGCCTTTGCCTTTATAAGTTTGGTAATATGTGGAGCCATCTTAACATATGATGCTACCCTACCGTACTCATCATCACTATCAGACAAAGCATTGTGAGCCGCCTCTGCTCTTTCATCATCTGTAATCATTTGAATGTAAACCTCCGTTGTCTAAATGCTTCTTTCAATGTACTAAATATATACACCAGTTGCTCTGAATCTATGTCACCTTCGTGTACTTCTACATGACAAGTATAACATAAAGGCATAGTCAACCAGTCATCTACTTTCACAGCCATACCTCCTCCTCTAATGTGACTAGGTAACAACTTAGTCTTTAGATGATGGGCGACCACAGTACCATCTTCTGTACCACAGTTAGCACAAGGTAGTGTAGCCACCCAGTCAGTATACTTTTTTACTTTCCATCTAATATCTTTAGATAGTTGCATCTAAGTTATGCTACCTCTGTTGATTAGAATGTCACAGTAATGCTTGATTTTTTCCAGATCATTATCACCTCCCTTTAGTTTATACCGACAAATGTACTTGATAATATTTCCCTCAATAAACCCCATGTTATTTTCTAAAATAAAATCAATCGGTTGTATTGCTAGGTCATAATGTTTAGGTGTCATAGTTATTTTCCATCAGATACTACTTGCTCAATCAATTGATACACTATATCTTGAAGGTCTTTAACATTTTCTTCAAGTACATCAATACGCTTTTGCATCTCTAACTTATGTATACCTTCTCTTGGAGAATTGTATCCATCTAAGTTTGCTCCGCTCATATTCCGCACACTCCTGATAAGCATTGCTCTTCACTGTTATCTTCATACACTACACCTCGTTTACTATGCGCTTCTTCATAAGGTACTGATGTTATAGGTTGCCCACCTCTAGCCATGTCAGGATAGAATGTTAATCCTCTTAGTCCTGGCCCATACTTTTTAATTAGATTAGCAAAGCCAACAATCTTATCTTCATTGTTAAGTTCACTACCCCAAGCAGGAAGGTTTAACGTGGAACTAATAGCATGGTCTACATACTTCTGTAACTCATACTGAAACTTTAGTCTACGTTCTGGGTCAGCGGCAAGGTCAACAGCAGACTCAATCTTATTAGGATCAATGCCTGAATCTACTAACGCTTGTGCTGTACCGTCAACGACAAACTGATGTTTCCATTTGGTTCCGTCTGACAGATACCTTCGGCGGTATGCCACGGCGTAGATAGGCTCCACTCCAGAGGTAGTTCCTGCGAGGATACTGATGGTTCCTGTAGGCGCAATTGCTCTATATCCTTTAGGAGGTTGTAACAAAAATCTATCGCAATGTTCGTCTGCTGATTCTTTACTCTGTGTTTCATATACTTTCATCCACTTCTTAAGTTCGTCTACCATCTCATACTTGTATCCACGCTGCAGTAACCACTCGTGCATACCCATGAGACCTAAGCCTATACGACTGTTAGCCTGTCTTACTTTATAAACTTTCTCATAAGGTAAGTGCGCTCTCATCAATCCGCATACTAGAAATTTAGAGCCGAGCGAAACGACATCTTTAAATTCCTCAATGCTTTCGATATTAGCAAGGTTAACACTGCCCAGATTACATACATCCGAATCATCTTCACTTGTAATTTCTGTACAAGCGTTCCGTAAAGTTTCATTCTGTTTATCTCCAAAGTTAAATGAGAAGCCCGGCTCACCTGTCATCATTGCCTGTCTAACATTCTCCATAAACACATCGTTGATCGGGTCTTTCAACCAAGCATCATCATAGTTTAAGGACACGTTCATCATATCTAATGGAGCAGGAAAGTTAAAGTCAGCCTTCTTTAGTTCGGCAATATTAGTATCACCTACTTTAATATCATGCCAGTTCTTAGCGTGTAACAACTTCCATACATCTTCGTGTTGCCAATTCATACTACCATACAGAGCAGACCTACGGCTACCACCCTGCATTACATTCCTACCTACCTCATTCAGTGTATATAGCAAAGGGATAGGGCCAGATGCAACGCCTCCAGTTCTTTTCAACTGTCTGCCAGACGGTCTAGCCCTAGAAATATCCACACCAATACCACCACCAGTCATCAAGCAAGTCATTGCACGTTCAGTAACACCTGCCCATTCTTCCCTGCTATCTTCTTCAAGCCTCAATAGATAACAGTTGTTATAGAATCTTGCTTCTCTACCTGCATACCACAGGTATCTACCTCCCGGCATAAACTTAAACTCTGCTATATATTTAGTTAGTCTATCCCTATCTTTCTTTTCCATAAGGATATTCTTAGTACCATTCAGGTCACCACATACAGAGTTAACTACTGAGTGCGCCTTGTCATCCCATGTTTCATAGGGATTACTGGCATATTTTTGTTTGAAGATTGTCTCTCCTAATTCTGTTTTAAACGCCACTATTTTTCTTCTCCATTAATTCATCGAAACCCTCTGGGGTTGCCCAAGAAGCAGGTTTCTTATCACGATCAAAAGCATTTGGATGATACAAGTACCTGCCTATACCAAATAATACAGCCGCTCTCTTAAGCGCGTCACTGATACCACCCTTTGCACCTTCTATATTAGAGTCATCAGCACCATCACACTTGGTAATCCACTGGTCTTCTATGTACACAGACAACGAACATATCATACGATCACCAACCCAACTGTACTGAGTCTGCCAGTAACCAACACCGACAACCTCATCAAGCCTATCCATTACATCTCTAGCAGTAATGTATGCTAACTCATTACCGCCTCCTCCCTTTCTCCATCTAACTTTATTAATAGGGTAAGGTCTTTTAAAATCCATCTCTAGTTTATTCATCATCTGATTCCTGTTCTTCTTTAATCTCTTTAATGACTTCCCAATAAGCCTCTTCCCAACTATCCCATATCTTTTCCATCAGTTTGAATGGTGCTAGTGCATGCATCAATGCCTTGTTCATCAGTAATTTCCTTAAAGTCTTTGATCTTTAGTATAACATAACTGTCTTCATACTTCATTTGTTTTTCATGCAAGACTACTATCGGTACTCTATGCTCTGCCTCTATAACTGCTTGACCCATAGCATCATGTATCCAATCAGGTAACTTCTTCCTGTGCTTTACCTCGATACTCCACTTGTCATGTTCAACATCTCGACGAGACTCACCATTACAACCTGTTCGCACACCACCCAGGATACTAGCGATGGTGCGCTCACAGTGCTTCCAAGTTGTCAAGCGGCTAATGCCCGGCGACGAGCATGATTGTGTGCTTGTACTTTCTTAGTACTCCAACGGCAGTTATCAGGGCCGTAATCATCGTCAACATCTATACGATCTATAAAGGTATCGACAAACCTTTCACCCATATCTTTCAAGAACGTAGAGAAGTCATGCCACTCTGGATCAACCGCAATACCACGGCCTCCAAAGTTATGATAGCCTTGTTGATTACGATTATAACAACGCTCCATCATCTTGCGCCATGAGTTATAGGTAGGTGTACGTTTGTTTTTTGTATGACCATGGATCATTTGAACAATCTCCTGTGTTGATTTTGTTTTGAAAACGCTTTACATCTATCACCCCAATCTCCGATGGATTCACCTTCTTTCCTCCAGAGATCAAGTCCTTTTAATCTAGCCTTATGTATGTCTCTGAAAGGTATGTACTCACCTTCCATAAACTGTGTACTATATCTAGAAGCCCAACATTTATCACATATCATCATCGGATGAGAATGAGTAGCCGTCTTTGCATTGCAATCTTGACATGACGCCATCTAATATCTCCTTCTTTTGTGTTGCCATCTCATCTTTCCATTCCTCTATTGTTTGCTTGGCGTTAATTTTATACTCTGAATTAACTGGCCTTATGAGAGTTACTGGTTTCTTTTCTACCTTACGAAAGTAATGGTTAATAGGTTCACCAACATCCTCACTTAGTGTGAGTCCTGTTGCGCCGCTGTATCCTAATCCTCCTTTCCTTCTCGCATAGTCATCAGCAACCGCTTGATTTAATGCCTTGCTAACTATCTCTATAGATACTTCAGTCTGATGAGGCACTTGTCTTTCCGGGCCTGATACTGATTGAAGGTAGAAGTATACATTAAACAATCTCTTTCTAGCGTTCTCAAGGTCATCGTTATTAATATATTTTAACTCATTAATTCTTTCTATATAACCAAGACATCTATTTTTATATACCTCAATAGGCACACTATCTGATCTCATCTGATCGTACTGTACCTTCTTCATAAGCATCAATCCCTTTTTAACTAACCTGTCTAATAAGAAATTGGTCGTCATCTATATTACCTTTAACTCCTATGTTGTTGATATTACATTTGATTGTATCATACAAAAATACGTTTGTCAATAGGTAATGCATAAATATATTCTCTTTTATTATCAATACTTTACACCTTAAAGGTATATAAGTAGAGGAAAATTTTGATGGATTCCAACTATAAATCAGACACCAAGGATAAAGCCCGGCTTAAACGTCAACGTAACCTTGTTGCCAAGTACAATAAGTACAAGCCCAAAGCACTTAAGAAGAAGACAGTGTACAGTAGGCAAGACAATAAACAAATCCCTAATGAGTAGCATTCTTATCTTCTGTTAGATACTGAAATGCTTTGTTTGCTTCAGCCGCCGCACTAAAGATATAATTCTTATTATCCTTTAAAGCGGTCAGCCAAGACTTAATATACTGAGTGTGTTGCAATTGCTCAAGCGGAATACCTATGTAGGAACAAGTCATTGCCGCTCCTAGTTCAGCAACTAACTCCTCGTAAGCGTAAGCATTTTCATACTTGATATATATCTTACGGTCAAGTCTATGCTTTGCACCAGTAGCATGGATACCTTCATGCGCTTTGGTTGACTCACGTTCAGCATCAGATGTAAACGCTGAGTCTTGTGGTAACGCTATCGCATCATCAGATGGACGATAGAACGCTTTGTTACCACCAATATGTATACCACCACGCAACTCTAAGTTG